CTGGTGTAAATTCATCAGGAACTGTAACCTCATCAGGTACATTAGCTGTTACTGGAAATTTAACTTTAGATGGTGCATCTGGAACTGCTTCTACAACAGTATTAACATCAGCTGGTAGTGGAGCAACCCCTACATGGGCTAGTCCTTTTCCATCAGGTATGATTGTATTATGGTCAGGTTCTACAGGGTCTATCCCTAGTGGTTGGGTATTATGTAACGGGTCTAATTCAACACCTGATTTAAGAAATAGATTTGTAGTTGGAGCAGGTGATACCTATTCAGTAGATGCTACAGGAGGTTCAGCCACAGTAACTCCATCAGGAACTAATGCTGGCACAGCTCTTACAGAAGCACAATTACCTTCTCATGCTCATAGTTCTAACGTATTTCGTTATACTGATAATGCTGGAACAAACCCGTCTGCTGCTGATTCTGGAACTGCTTCAGGAAAGCTTTTTGCTGCTGGTAATTTTGGCACTCATGATATGGTATCAACTTCTTCAACAGGTAGTGGAAGTACACATACACACACTTTTAGTGGTAATTCACAAACTAACTTACCACCATACTATGCATTAGCATATATAATGAAAACATAAAGGAGAAAGCATGATTGGATTAGTTGTTAGTGGTTTAAGTAAAGCGGTTGGAGGATACTTTGAACATAAAAGTAAAGAATCGGTTGCTAAAAGTAATTTAAAAATTGCAGAGATAGATGCTAAAGTAGCAGTGCAAAAGAAAGTAGCAGAAGGTAAAGTTGAGTGGGAAACCGCTATGGCAAAGGCTTCTGATGATTCCTGGAAGGATGAAGCATGGACGCTGACTTTCATTGCCATAATAATTTTTAGCTTTATCCCGTACTTTCAACCTCATATTGCTAAAGGCATTGAGTTTTTAGCTACATTCCCTGAGTGGTTACAATGGTCTATAATGGCTAGTATTGGTGCTTCTTTTGGACTTAAGTCAATAGGAAAATTTACTAAGTAATGTTTAAGTTATCTAAGAAATCATTAGCTAAACTAAGTGAAGTAAATCCAGATTTACAGAAGTTAGTTAAAAATGCTATAGGCTTATCAACTATAGACTTTGGTATATCAGAAGGAATGCGTACTAAAGAGAGACAACAGATATTATATGACACAGGTAAAAGTCAAACTATGAACTCAAGGCATCTTACAGGACATGCGGTAGATGTATATGCATGGAAAGACGGTGCAGTATCTTGGGAGTTTGAAGATTATGAAACAATTAATGTTGCTTTTAGTGAAGCAGCAAAACTCACCAATACCCCTTATGTATGGGGTGGTTCGTGGAAGTCTTTTAAAGATGGACCTCATTTTGAATTAATGCGAGAAAAGTAATATGGCACTAAAAAAGCTTATATTTCAACCAGGAATAAACAGAGACAGAAGTAATTACTCTTCTGAAGGCAGTTGGTATTCTTGCGATAAGATAAGGTTTAGACAAGGTTATCCTGAAAAAATAGGTGGGTGGACTCCTATTAACTTTACTGCCTATGCTGGCACAGCTAGTAGTATGATACAGTATGGTACTTCAGATGGTAACGAGTTGATTAGTGTAGCAACTAACGAAAAAAACTATGTTATCAAAGGAACTGACCTTAATGATATAACTCCGTTAAGAACTACTTTTACAACTTCTACAAGTTCTTCTACAGATAACTGTTTTAAAACTACAGATGAATCAACTACGGTTGTGGTAACGATTACAGGTCATGGTGCTTCAGAGGGTGACTATGTAACTTTTAGTGGTTCTGCTGCAGTTGGTGGAGTAACTGCTGCTAACTTAAATACAGAATTTAAAATAGCTAATATTACAAGTAATACATTTGAGATTACTGTAGCTGCTGCCGCTACTTCTACAGTTTCTGCAGGTGGTGGTACAAGTATAGTCGCAGCTTTTCAATTTGGAGTAGGTAATGCAACTACTCAATATGGTTATGGTTGGAGTGCAGGAGCATGGAACAGAAGTACTTGGGGTTCTGCAAGTGAGACTCCTGTAGATTTACCACCTAGAATAACATTCCAAGACCAATTCAATAATGATGTAATATATAATATTCAAGACAGTGATATATTTTTCTTTGAGTATGACGCTAATATCACTAATCGTGCAGTTAAACTTAATACTATAGTAAACTCAAGAGCAGTCCCAGAACAAGTAGGTAAAGTAATGTTTGCAGCAAGTGGACATTTACTAGCTCTTAGTTGTACTTCTTTTGGTCGTAGTACTACCGCAGGACAGTCCATATCTAGTATCACTAGGACTGGCACTACAGCAACAGTAACTACAGGGTCAGGACATGGTTTAAGTGTGTATGATTGGGTTCAATTTGATGGTCAAGCACCATCAGCTTATCAAGGTGAGTTTCAAGTGGTGAGTGTACCATCAAGTACTACTTTTACTTATACATTACCCTATGACCCAGGAGGCAGTGCAAGTCCAGCAGGAACTTATGTTAAAGTAGTTTACTCAGGAACTCTCGACCCAATGCTTATTAGATTTGCTAATGTAGATGCTACTACAGGACCACAACCTACAGAGTGGAAACCTGAGCTTACTAACAGTGCAGGGTTTATACGAGTAAAACAAGGCTCACAAATTATTACTGGATTTAGAACTAGACAAGAGGTTCTTATCTTTACTGATATTGCTCTCTCTACACTACAATTTTTAGGTACAGAAGAAGTATTTGCTATACAAGAAATTAGTGACAGTATAAATATTATTGCTCCTAAAGTAGTGGCAGAGGCAAACAACGTTGTTTACTGGATGGGGGTAGATAAATTCTTCGCCTATGATGGTAGAGTTAATACTCTGCCGTGTACTTTGAAACAGTATGTGTTTGAAGATATGAATAAAGAAAACGGCTTTTTAAACTTTGCAGGTGTCAATAGTGAGTTTAACGAAATTATTTGGTTCTATTGTTCAAGTGGTTCTAACAGTATTGATAGATACGTGATATATAACTATGAAGAAAAGATTTGGTATTATGGTAACTTAACTAGAACTGCATGGGCTAATACTGGAACTATAAAGTTCCCACTCGCTACTTTCAATGGCTACGTATATAAACATGAAGATGGTAAAGATAACGTAGTTGCTCCTGGTGATAACCCAACAGCTATTAATGCATTTATTGAATCAGGAGATATGGGTATAGAAGATGGTGATAGTTTTGTGTTAACTAAAAGAGTCATACCTGATGTAAACTTCACTAACTCTGATACTGCAACCGCACAAGGTGCAGCATTAACTCCAGAAGTACAAGTAACTGTAGGAGTTAGAAACTTCCCAGGAGCTGCTAATAGCACTTCTGATGTTGTAGGAAATACTTTATCAAGAGACGTAGTGACCACTGCCAGCGTTGACCAATATACTAATCAGATATTTGTTAGAGCTAGAGGTAGACAAATGAACTTTAAGATAGCTAGTGAAGATGTGGGTGTACAATGGCAACTTGGTACTACACGAGTAGACTTTAGACCAGACGGTAGGAGAGGCTAATGGCATCAAACATACCGTCAACCAAAGGACCTAACTTAGCTAACCCACCAGCAGAATATGATGCAGGGCAAGAACTACAGTTAGTAAATCAGTTGCGTTTATACTTTAACTCAATAGATGGTAATAATAATGAAGTAAAAGAAAGTGTAGATGCACTAGCTACATTGAATTGGTTGGGAGACAACTAATGGCATTTCAAAAGATTACACCAATAAGATTAGCCCAAGCAGCAAGTACTACAGCTTTCTTGGCTATCTATACTTGCCCTACTGGGACTCGTACTTATATAAAAGATATTACCGTGTGTAATACTACAGGTAGTGCCGTTACTTTATTTTTAAGTTTAGTGCCTGACCAAGGTACTGCAGGAACAACTAATGCTTTATTTAATGCATCTAGTATAGCTGCAAATACTACGTTTCAATGGAAGGGAACTCAGATTATGAATGAGTCAGAAACTTTACAGTTTAAAGGTAGTGCAACAGGCTTGACAATTAACATATCAGGTGCAGAAGCTGTAGATTAAGGAAATAAATGATGATATTATACAATGAACATAAAAGGATTATTATAAGCTTATGAGCCTAGGAAATATATTATCAAGTTTAGCCCCAGTAGCCGCAGGTTTTGCATTTCCTGGCTACGCTTTGGCTGCAGGTGCTGCCACAGGTGCAGGTATAGCTGCATTAAGAAAAGAAGACCCATTAATGGGTGCTGTTACAGGTGGTATCGGAGGATATGGTGGTGGAGGATTACGTGATGCTGCTAGTTTAACCGCTAGAGGAGGTGCTGGAGGAATGGGCCCACTTACAAATACTGTTCCTACTACTACAGAGGCAGCTAAAGCTGCTTTCAGTGACCCTACAGGACTTTTAAGTAATTTAGGTGGTGGAGACATGACTAAAGGTGCTCTAAAAGCAGGAGCTGTTGGCTTACCTGGAGTAGCAGGAGCGATGGCACCAGATATGCCTAAAACCACAGGCGAAATGAACCAAATGAAATATGACCCTAATAGAAGGTTAAATTTAAATATGGATTCAGGTTTAAGATTAATGCAAGAAGGTGGTTACTTAGAAACAGGTATGGGTGATGGTATGTCTGATAATATACCAAGTAGTATTGATGGTCAGCAACCAGCAGCATTATCAGAAAACGAATTTGTAGTTCCTGCAGATGTAGTTAGTGGGCTAGGTAATGGTTCTTCAGATGCAGGGGCAGAGCAACTTTATGCTATGATGGATAGAGTTAGAAAAGCCAGAACAGGCACTGAAAAGATGGGTAAAGAAGTA